GTTTCAACTTTAGGAGCAGGCTTAACGTGGGAAGTTAATTCCATTGATAAGATTTTTCCTTGGATTGATTTAGCTGAGAAGTGTCCGCCTTCAAAGTTTGATGCAATTTCTGCATATGTGTAGTCGCCTGAGTTATCAGAAACGAATGCACTTAAAGTTGCTTCTTGATCTTCGCTAAAAGATTTTGATGCGGATGCTGAAGCTAGTTCAACATCGAATCCCATCTTTCTCAATTTGCTAGATACTGAACGAGTTGATGTTTCTAATTCATCAGCTGCGTTAGCAACAGTAGCTTGAGTGATTGGGCTTTCAGAACCAACAAAGTCTGTTAGTTGTTGAGTTCTTTCGTCTGTCCATTTTGGTAATGCCATTTTTTATTCCTCTATAATGTGTTTTAGGTTATTAAATATTTTTATCCCTAGTTCTTCTGCCTTCTTAGTTTTCGAACTTGCAATTCCACTTTCGTTAAGTAAGATAGTTACATCTTTCGTTAAGCTATCTTTTACAATAAAGCCGTATTTTTCCAATACTTGCTTAGCGGCTGCTTTAGTTGGGTAAGATTTTAACTTACCACTAATACAAACTGTTCCCTTTGTGTCGCTATGACTGACTTCTACTTGTTTATCACAAGTAAAAGAAAATGGGAGGTTATTGTAACCCTTCGTGAAGAACGTGTTCTCCAACCAAGTTACAAGGTTCGACGCCGCTTTCGGACCCAGACCTGCTTCTATACATATCTCTGGGGTTATCTCATATATTGATGAGATGTATTTCGCTAATTTATTAGTAGCACTTGAGCCAATCAGCGGTATCGAAAAAGCTGGTAATAGAGTTAGAAGGTTGACACTCTTTGAATTTTGAATTTCTGTGTGTAGTTTCGTACCTAGTTTCTCTGAATCCAGTAATGATGATATTTCAACTTGGGATAAGCAATAAATATCTTCATAATCACAAAGACCAAGTCTATCTATAGTAGATGGACCAAGCCCTTTAATCTTTAGGGTTTTTGCAAAGTGTTCTAAACGCTTTGCTGATTTAGCAGAGCAAGTAGTACTAAGACAGAATAACTGATCGTTCACAAATTCCAATTCGCTGTTGCAAGCTGGACAATTTGTTGGCGGTACTATCTCTCTCAATGTTTCTCTTTCTCCTAAATATGATACTATTATATCAAACGAGTGACCATTTGTCAAGAGTTATTTTTTGGAAAGTCTGATAAAATAAGGGATGAAATTTTGAAGCACTCCGTATGCCCACCAAACTTTTGTTTGGGTTTATAACTATCGTGTTTAAACTTCTCGTGTAGCTGCTGCTCGTATTTCCAACAGTTGTAGATGGTGTCGTGGTAGGTTCGTTGAATACGCAACTCATAACCTTTGAAGCCACGGCTTCTTTTTATAACATGCCGCCAGTCTTTGCCGCCAGCAATTCCTACCTTGATGCACTCGCGCTCAAAGGTCTGTGTATTAACTAATATAACTCCGTAAAGAACACCTTCTCTTAGTTGTTCTTCGGGTCTATTATTAAAATAAGTTTGATTGTATACTCCTTTACTCATTAGTCCACTTCAGTCCGTTTTCTAATGCGAAGAGACACCCTTGATAAAATTCTCTGTCATCTTCTTCTATGAAGTGCCATTTGTATTCTACTTTGCTCATATGTTTATATACTTTCTTAGGGTTTGTAAGATGCATTTGTTTATTCATCATCATCTCTAGCTTGTCAAAGTGTGTTACAATATCATTTTTGTATGCTTCTAGTTTAGTCATTTTACCAGTTATGTACTACATTTGCCATAATAAATACAGCACAGAGAAGATTCGTAAGTACAATAATAAATCTTATTAGACCTATTGCATTTTCGTTTCTTCTATTATAGCCATCTTCTTCGTCAAACGAGCCGAGAGCGTGTTTTAATATAACCCAAGCTCTTGTCATTGCTCCACCCACTTTTTCAAAGCAAATATAAATACAACTAAAGAAAGTATTACCCAGAACGGATCTACACTCATTGTATACCTCCGTTTAGTCCTAAATCAATAAAATAAAATGCAACCATCATACTTATTACTGTGAATATCTGAAAGAAAGAACCAGCAATTACTGCTCCCATTACATTCTTTACTGTCTCATGGTAGTCTGATGATTCGTTTTGCCACTGCTCAATTTCTTCAGGCGTAGCATCTCTCGATTGAAAGTTCAACTGGGGTTGACTTGGGAATTTTTCGTTTTTCATTCTGTTTGTGGTTTTCCTTGTTTTGCCATCAACTCTCTATGAGTTGGATAGTCTTTCATTATTTCTCGTGTTGCTAGAAAGTCTTCTCTAGCTTTTTCTGTGTGTGTTCGTTCATCTTCTAGTTCCCAGTTAAGACCTGCTCTCTCTTTCTTCTTTCCGAATATCTTATCCCAGTTATCTTTAAACTGTTTACTATAAGAGCCGTCTCTTGCTGTTGAACCTTTTCCGCCGTGCCATTTCTTTGTCATTTCTGTTCTCGTAGCCAATCTCTATACATTAAAGGTTCGGCATCTTTAGTTAACTTCAGGTATTCCTGATATAACTGTTTATTATCTTTTGACTTCGTCATAGCAGTAACCCAGCCATCTGAGTTATCCTGCCATCTTTTTGAATTTGTTATTTTGCTTCCCATTTGTTGCAGGTTTCTTCAGACAAAACTAAGTTTGCCCCTGCTTCATCGACTCTGCACCAACCTTCTGATAACTTAGATGTTATATCATGTAGAGGTTGATAATATTTACACTCGCCACAGTTCAATGGGGGTAGCGGGTCTAGTCGTTTACGTTTTATTGTTTTCAAATTTCTTTATTCCCATTACATAATTCTCTGCAGCTTTTTCTGCGTACTCCTCATTATGTTCTTCATATTTTTCACTAGCAACAAGAGTTTCTACTCCATCAACTGTCTCATAGTAATCGCAACCGAATATATACTTATCATATAAGAATACTTCTGATCTTCTAATCTTGTTTATGTAGGTGTGTAAGTCTACTCGACCTACCTTTAGAAGTGTATCCTCTAAAGTACATTCGCAATCAGCTCTTGCTTTCCCACATAATTCACATTCTATTGCTAAATACATTCTTCTACTCTCTCTATTGTGTTAATTTCTATATCAAGTGATTTATTATTATCTACATCCCATACTACTATTTTGTTGCCGTCTATCTGTTTCTTGATATGTTTAGGTAGTGTACAACATACGCTGTAAGTATTACTACTCGTAAGGGATTTATAAGTTATTAACTTATTTTTCCATGATAATTCTTTGTGTAGTTCTGCGAAGGACATTATTTTATGTTCCACTCCTCATTACCATTCTGTGTATTAAACTTTCTCACTAGAAACTTGAAGTTACTAACTACATAAGTAGCGTAATCATCATCTGCAACAAAAGAACTCTTGTTCTCGTCAAGATAATCCACATACATTCTGCTTATAAATCCTCTGAATAAAGGACTAAATATTTCTGTAAATGCTTCCTGTCTCATAGCTTTGCAACTAATGCTGCATAGTCATCATACCCACCAACATAGTTGCCACTGACATTAATCTGTGGAAAAGAGCGAGCTGTTGGGAACTCCTCTGCAATGAATTGCATATCAAAATCTACACCAAGTTGTTTGTATTCTACTTCGTGTCCTTCTCTTTCTGCTAGTGCTTTTGCTTTATCACAATACGCACAGTTTGTTTTACCGAATATCTCTACTACCATTTTATCCTCTTTTATTAATGACTAGCTGAGTTAGTGTATAAGGAATCATACTTACTAATGACCACAGAGGCCAGAAGATTAAGTTTGCAACTAATATACTCATACTCTTGCTACGATTTGGGGAATAATTTCCCCTGCTCTAATTACTTCAACATCACATCCAATCTCTAAATCGAGTTGTTCGATAATAGCTATGTTATGTAAGGTTGCTCTACTGACTGTTGCTCCGTCTATATTGACAGGCTCTAAGATTCCTACTGGGGAAACATTTCCTGATTTACCTACTTGCCATACTACATCCAATAGTTTTGTAACTACTCCTGCTTGTTTGACTTTGTGAGCAAATGCACCTCGAGGGTGATGTCCAGTATACCCTAGGGTTTCGAAAGCGTTATTATTAATAACACGCCATACTTGTCCGTCTTGGGGAAACTCTGTGTAATCTGAATCAATTATTGTTTTGAAGCCACATCCACCAAGAAACTTCATGTCGAACATAAAGTCATCTGAAGGATAAGGTTGGACGCCATACGCAATGAAAGTTAAATCTCTTTTCTGAAATTCGTCTGAGTCATGTAGACTTAGCGCACCCGCTGCATAGTTACGACTATTCTTAATCGTGGCAGGGGCTACTACTTCTCCAGTAACTTGTAAGATTTCTATACCCATGGCGGGTAAAAGGTTGATAGGCACTATATGCCTAATGTTGTCGGTAATGTCAAGACCTTTCTTGCCATCGCCTCGTGTTAAGGCAAGTGATAACCTACCTTGGATGTATTGTAAACTGACGGCAGCACCGTCTAACTTAGGGGAAACTACTACTGGTTGCTTTTTATAGTCTGGTCCAGCTTCGTCATCATATACTTTCTGTAAAGAATACATAGGATAGTAATGAGACCAGCGAGCGCTTTTCTCGTCAACTTGCATACCAACTACTTGGTCTAAAGTACTGAGTTGATCTTCGAGTCTGTCGTATATCTCATCAGACATAATAGGCATACCATTGTAGTATGCTACTTTTGCTTTATTTATTATTTCTTCTAAATTTTTCATAAGTATATTATACTAAATTTATAAGGTCATGTCAAGAAGTATTTTATGGTAGGTATATCTCATCTAGCAGTTCTCTGAATTCGGTTTCGATAATACTTTTACTCTCTGCTAAGGAAAGGATTTCTACTAGTCCTTGGAACAGATTCCTACTGTTATCAAAATCAATAGGCATACTGATACCTTGGTTCGAAGGTTTCCACTCTTCTTCAAAGTCTAAATAATATTTACGCATTGATAGGTATTCTATTCCTCTAAAGGTAGATACTGTTAAACGCACTTGTTCATGCTCAGTTTCTTGAACTACTTTTTCATATACATTGGGTGCAGAGAAATCAATCATTTTTGATTACTCTGTTGAGAGGTACAACACTCGTTACATTTTCAGGAACCAGTATTCTGTAGGAATCTGTGTCCCAACAAAATAACAATACTGTATGATTTCCTTCCTTTGCTCTGTTTCTTTTCTGACGAATGTATTCTGTAGAAAAGTCAGCAGTGCAAACATTATATTTTAGTTTCCTAGAGTTTTGACTTCTGTAAGTTATTACAGCGTCCCCTGCTTCGTCCAATTTAGCTTTAAGCTCCTCTTTTTTCATTGATTCCTCCAATTTAATCTAACAAAAATTCTTTTGTATTGTCAAATGTTGAGGTCTCAGATAAAGAATGCAAAAAACCAAGACATTTTGCAATGTCTTGGCTAAATTTTATTTACTAACTGTTTAGTGCTTCTACAACTGTTTTGAAATAGACTGCGGCTTTACCTGTAAGTTTGCTGATAATAGCGTGATCTACTGTTTGTCCTGCGTCTTGTAAAGCTGTTGTAAGGCTTTCTTGAGCATCAGCTACTGATACTCGTCCACCACCTGTTGATCCGCCACTTGTGCTTCTCGCTGCTGGTGTTTTGCGTACGTATACGCCTGCTTTAGTAAGTATCATTCGAACGCCATTAGGTGACTCACCTAACTCGTCTGCAATATCTTTTACTACTTCCATTGATGTTTCAGGTGTAGGTTCTTGTTCCTGATACATTTCAACTGCCTGTGCTTTTGTCTCGTCTGTCCAAGCCATTCTTTTTCTCCTATGTGGTTTGTGGACCCATTCGCCATGTGCTATCGGCATCCAACCAGTTCTTTCTAGTTGTGCCAAATAGAATCTGTCGCTCATGTATGTCCTGTTTTAAATATAACTATATTATATCGAATTTGAAACCAACTGTCAAGAAGTATTTTTCGTTATCTATCGGCAAATGCTATCTTGAAAAATGCTTTTGTATGGTTTCTATCTTTTCTTCTGCATTTGCAATTTTCTCTACTTCGGTTTCGATAGCTTCAACTATACCTGCATGCTCTCCGATACCTGCTGAATTTTTAATGTACACTTGCACATTTGCTTTTGCAACTTCTACTTCTCCCTGTAATCTAGCGATCAAGGCTTTCAGTAAGTAACTCATAGTACTCCTCGGTTCTTTAATTCGTTAATAATAAACTCTACAGTTACATACCCTAATCCACCCCATATTGCTAGGTTGATTAAGATGTGCGCTATAGTAGTCGGTAGTGTGAATATAAATTCAATCATTTTGTTTTGCTCTCCCAATCTTCGATTGCTGATTTAATACTTCCTTCTGCTAATACAGAGCAATGTAATTTTATTGGCGGCAGATTAAGTGCTGCTGCTATGTCTCTGTCTTTAATTAGCTTAGCTTCTTCTATTGTTTTCCCTGTTAGCATATCTACAAATAAAGATGAGGAGGCTATCGCACTACCACATCCATACGTTTTGAACTTGACACTCTTAATCGTGTCAGACAAGGGGTCTATCCTTAGTTGAAGTTTCATTACATCACCACACGCAGGTGCACCTGTCATGCCTGTTGCTACATCTGGGTCTTTAGGATTAAATCTCCCTACTGAATATTCTGCTGGGTTATTTAAAACTCCTTCAAATCTATCAATTACTTCTTTACTGTATGCCATTATTTTATTTTCTCTGCTCCTCTTATAAATCCTAATGTAAATTCTTCTAGTCTATTAGGTATTAATAAAGGTATTACCATGAATGGTAAAAATATTGTGAATATTACTGTTACTACTATTGTTGATAGGATAGGTCTTGTTACAAGTATGTTATTTCTATCTACTAAAGTGATTATTTTGTATGAGGGACGCCATATTTTCCACATGGCTAAGCCTACGCCTACTATCCAAAATGCTAATATGATTTCTACAATGCTCAAAGATATTCTCCTAAGTGTCTTAAACTTCCTAAGTCATATGCTAGACGGAAAGAGTTCTTTCCTGCGTTTCTAACTAACCCAAAGTAGGGCGATTCACACTCTGCCATTTCTATTTCAATAATATGGTAGCCTTTACTTCCATACTTTTCTTCGTAATTTGTTGCATGAGTTGTACACTCCTTCTGAATAATTGCTGGGCAATTACCCTTTACAGACCATACTCTTTCTCCTGTTTTAAACTCCTCAGATATACACTGGTCTGGAAGTAGTGCATTCCTAATCCCTTGATAGTCAGTATCTGGTAGTTTTTGTGGTATACCCATTCTTTCTATTACTGCCTTAATAAAAGCTGGGGAACGATATAGCTGTTTAGCAATGTCAGATACGTTATCGCCATCTAAGTAATACTTTACTATTGACTTCTTCTCTGCTTCTGTTACGCCCTTACCTTTATTTTGTGCTTTTCGTATTGCTCGAAACTCTATTGTTTCTTTATGGTCTGCAATAATTTTACTTAAGCGTGTTGTGTTGTATGCTATATGTAGTATTCCACACGCTTCTTTTTTAGTAATAGGTTTTTCTGCCGCTAGTAACTCTATTACTTTGTTAATGTTTGCTTCTGATAGTTGTTCTTCTTTCTTCTTTCTTATGCCTGCCATTTTCTACTTCCTTGTGCTTCGTCATCAATGAAAGCTCTTTCTCTTTCTTCTTGTATACTTCCTAAAAGTATGATTGCATAATGAAGAACTTTATATAAGTCTTTGTCGTTTCTACCATCTTTCTTTCCGAATCGTTGTGCATATTTGATTATGTTGCCTATACAAAAGCCTTCGCCTTGGTCTGCGTCAAATATGAATTCTGTAGATTGTATTTTACCCATACTATAGTGCTGGTCATAAGTAGCATCTATATAATTTTGTAGATGAGCTATTATCACATCTTCATTAAATTTATAATTCATGTTCTAGTTATCCTCTTTTCGTAATCAGCATAATCTTCGTTCCACCAATGCGGCTTGTCTCTGTATTTCCAGCTAGCGAAGGTTGCCTTGTCTAAATGGTAATAATCACGATAGCTTTGTATCGGATTATCGTAATCTCTAAGATCTTCTGGCATAGCCAAACCGAACTTAGTAAAACCTACTCTCTCTAAATGTATTGGGTCTGGTAGTTTGTTTACTACTTGTTCTATAGATTTATGGAACTTGCCATAACGATAGTGGTACTCATCATTTAATGCGTTAGCATAACAATGAACCCACTCATGGTTGTCCAATGACTCTCTTGCCCAGATAGTGCAAGGATGATTATACATCATTGGGAGGTAGGGGTAGGGACGTTCCTCAAGTGGTAAATGCTTAATTTCGGCTTTAACCTTGTTGAGAACTTCACGCTCGTCTGCATCCAATGCACGAGGAACATACCCTAGATATTCGTCTATCCAAATTGTTGTGCAAAGAATCTGGGCAGCTTCGAGTGGCATCTTAACAATATGCTTGTCAACATGATACTCTGCTGCCTTATCGAGATCCTCGTCTAAGTAAAATAGATTCATCTACTTACTTCCAGCACTTATATACGCCACAAAGATTATCTGCATTGTCTGTGTTTCCACACATTTTACAGGGTTTCTTGATTGGCTTGATTTTTTTAATGTCTTTAAACTTTTTCATAACTTATATTATACTAAAGTTAGAGGAATAAGTCAAGAACTATTTTCCGTTTCCATTAATCTTATCTTTAGCTGTACCTGCGTATAGTCCGAACCATGCCGCACCTGCTCCTACAACTATCGAAATAAGACCTGACTGCTCTAATGTCGGTACTTCTAAGTCCATAAACCAGAAAGTACAATAGTATAATAAATACATATACACTGACAAGAACATTCTAGGGAAAATACGCCACGAGTCTACCATACTTGATAGCCATATCCATCTTTGCCATGGATTATCTGGCTCTTTGTCATTCTCTAGTTCCATAATCTTAGCTTTTAATTCACCGATTTCTGATACCATTGACATAAACTTATTAAGGTCTATCTCAACTTCATTTCGGCTCATATCACCTTGGAATTGGTCTTGATTTGCCATTTAGCTCTCCTTCGCGTCCTGCTTGGCTTTACCTACATTGATTGCAAACCAATCAAGAACTTTATATAGTTTCCCGACTAACTTGTCATCTTTAGGTGTATCCGTACACGCTGCTATGATTGAAGCAAACATGACTAACCATGGTATAACTTGAATCCATCCTATAATCCACTGTAAGAATTCTAACAT